GGTTGTTGCAAGCCCTTAATCTTTTTCAAGATATAACGGGCAATGTATGCTGCAGACTCAAAATTAAGAGTTCCAATTAAATGGTTACCCTTAATCCAATGACGTGCAACTACATCAGAAGTAAAAGTACGGTCTCCACCGATAGCACGACCAAAAGGACGGCGATCATCCGCAAAATCAAGTCCAAACAGCGCGATATGAAAGTGGGGTCGCTTGGTTTTATCACCATATTCTCCAGAAGCAACATAACGAAATTTATACCCAGACTTACGCAAACGCTTAAAGAAACGCTGGAGGTCATCTTTATAAAGTTGACCATGTTCAGGTAACCAATCGTCGTTATACGTGAGGTTCAGCATACAAGACACTTTGTGCATCTGTTGTTCGTGAGTGATGCGAATCGCCCACTCCCTGGAGTAAGCAAGCCGACATTCTATGCACTGGCCGCATTTGACTGGGCCGTGTTGAGGATGAGACCAAAGCGCAGAGCACACAGGACCTTAGAGGCGGATACCACCGCGCATGGGACCGGCAGTGATGTTAATCATCTTAGTGGTCTTAACGTTACGCTTAAAACTAGCAGCAGAAGCATGCTTGTTAGCAGAATGACGATGAAGAGGTTTCATGATGGACTCCATTAAAACAGAAAAACAAAAAGGTGTCAATAGGCACAGTTACATCAAGTAGCGAACTGTGCCTAAAGCTACTTACGCAGCAGAATCGGAACCCGATTCAGATGAGGTAGTCTCCTTGGTGACAGTCTTGGGGACAGCCAAACCAAGGCGAACCGCCTCATCAACGTTTGCGGGATCCGCAAAAAACTCCAAAAATTCCTGCGGGGAATTATGAAAACGCGCACGGACCTTAGCGTCCATGCGCATGAAGTTTTCGTCAGCTTGACGAACAACATTCATGGCAGACTGAAAGTCAAAAATACCCTCGTAATCAACATACTGAGGCATAGAGACTGGATCAGGCAAATGACCAGTCTTCATAAAACGATCAACAATAGTGTTGATATCAGACTCTTCTTTAAACTGCTGTTGCGTCAAAGAAGAATCCAAACACTTAAGACCAGTAGAAGTAGACATCACTTCGTGATTGTCATAAGCAGATGCAAATTTCATTTCAATTACTCCGAGTTGTAGTGGTAGTTGTACCACCGGGACCAGTACGAGTAGAGACAGAAGAACGTCCCCGCGTATTACTGAACATATTAACCAAATCAATCAACATATCAATAGCTGGCTTATATTGGCCAAATTCTTTGCCAAAATTACCAGCCTGTTCAATGGCTTTAACATCATATGAGAGAAGATCACCTTCAACCATAGTTTTAACGGCCAACCATTGCATTTGTTTGGCACGTTGAACTTCAGTTCCTTGTTGAAGCTGAGACAACTTAGACGCTTCAGTAAGCTGCTTGGCAGCAGCAATTAAGCGATCGCCCTCTAAAGGGATATTCTTAATTTCCTCAGCAATCTTCTTGGCTTGAGTAGACAAAAAATTTGCAGACTCATTAGCTTGCTTAGCAGAAGCATTATTTAAATCACTTTTAGACTGAGTTAACCAAGCATTAGCGCGATTCAAAAATGAAGAAGTACCGATATTTTCAACCTCGGCACCAACTTTTGAAGCACGACCAGCAGACTCAGCAGAAGAAACACCAGCAGAAACAGCGTTTTGCATAGGCAAAACAGTACCTGAAGGAGTAGAAGCACCACCGCCCTTAATATACGCAAGCATAGGATTGAGGCCAGCAGCCTCAAGATCCTTCACCTGGCGTTGATAAGCGGTGTTGCTCATTCGCTCCTGAAAAGCAGTGTTTTCAGCAGCGAGATCACGGTTCATATCGTTAGTAGACTGCTGACCAAAAAAGCCAGCAATACCTGAACCGAGAGCAGCAATAGGAGCAGTAAGCCAATCTAACATAAAAATCCTTTACCTTATATGGTTCCCAAAGGAACCATACAAGGGATTAGAAATGGTCAATCAAACCGGGAACCGAATACATCGGCAACGGACGAGCAGCATTAATATTAAAAAATGCGTCAAGCAAAAATTGCTGACCATTAGCACCAGCACCGACAGCCAAGTTACGAGCCAAAGGCGGATTATCTTGAATGAAAGTAGAGTTAAGAGTAGGCAAAGAAGTGAACTTCTGAGCATAATGCCAAGGATCAATAGTACCAGCAGCAGTAGAACGGAACAAGCCAGTAATCTCGGATGGGTTATAACGGTACTCAGCCCAACGCTCTTGATAACCAAAAACATTATTATCAGTAGCACCACCAGTTACATAAATTTCCTTATTCAAAATAGCTTGTTCACCAAGCATAGCGAAAGCAGGGAAATAATAGTCATAACGAGTAGAACGGCTCCAATGACGTCGCAAACCTTGCTGATAAGTCAAATCAGCTCGGACAGAAACAACACCAATAACATAACCATGCTCAACAAAAGATTGAGTAAACCCATGGTTATTAGCATTATAAGTACCCATAGCAGCCAAATTACCCTGAGGAGTCGTTTGACCTGAAATACCAGTACCAGTGGTTTGGGCAATAGGAGAAATATTAATAGGAGTAGAGCCACCACCTAGATATTCAGGACGTTGTAAACGAGCATCAGGAGAAGTAACACCAAAATGACTACGAATAATCTCAGTATATCGAGTACCACCACGAGCATCACGTTCCAACAATTTCTGAATTTGGAAAGACTGACGCAATTGATTAATAGTAGCAGCAGTAGCCTGACTCAAATCGGCATACATGTTATTAAAACTACCAACTGGAATAGCAGCAGCGCCAGTAGCAGAACCAAAAGTAGGTCCATAAGAAATAGCACCATTTTGATCTGAAGTACCAGATGCAAGAACGTAATTGCCACCAGGAGTAGTAGTACCAGCAAAATTAGAATATTTGACTGGAGCAGAAGTACCTAAAGGCAAAGTGACGGCAGTACCGCCCTTTTGAGGCCAGGGAAGCGCGCTAGTGAAATAATCATGACGCTTGCCTCTTCGAAGCAATGTGTAGTTAGTGGCAGGGGTGAGATCAGGTCCATCTCCCTTGTCCACAGTAACGGAATTCTGAAGGTTTTCATCACGAAACCATTGATTGTAAATCAAATTGTAGGCTCGGGTAGGCAACGCAGAATGTGAAACCGTATTACCAGCGGTAACCTGCCCAACGGTAGGGAGACCAAGGTAGTCCTGTAAAGAACCAATGGCGTATCCACCAGCTGGGGATACTTGTTGAGGGATAGTGTAAGAAATGGAATCCGAAGGATTATCTTGCTCGCCCATAAACTTAACCCAATTGTTCCAAACGAGCCGGTTAGGAACAAAGAAAAAGAACGAGTCCAAATGGAGATTATCCAAAACTGGGAAAATAGGCGTGGCAAGACGACCAAACATAGTGAGGTTAACATTAAATGTATCTCCGGGAAGAACTTCCTCACACATAATAGGAACTAGATAACCACTATCAAAAGTGGTTTTAAGCGTTTTCTGCATAGAAAAACGCGAACGCGGAATATCCGCACGTGGAACCATCGCAAAATTATGCGCATCCACTGATTTATTATGAATCATAAAAATCTCCAAAAGAAAAAAAAGCACCCCCGAAGGGGTGCAAGGGTCAAGAAGAAATTACGTCCTTAGCACGGACCAAAACTACAGGAGTTTCAAAAGAAAACTCACCAGTAATATCATTAAACTGACCAAGACAATACAAATCAAAATCATCAGGATGCTTATTCAACTGATTATCAGAAGATGCACGATTAACTTCGTCAGTAAAATCTCGAATTGCAACATTACGATGAGGAACAACAAAAGGACGGTTAAAAACATCGGCAGCGCGATCTTTAACAGAAATAACAAAATGAATCATGATTTGACCTTTGAAAATTATAAAGAACGTTTTGAAAGACTAGAACGAGAAGAACTAACCAGAGACCTGGCGTTCTTACGAACAGGGAGGTTTTCATAAGCTATACGCTCAACCTCCAAATCGGCACGAGCCGAAGAGCGGAATTGCATATCCAATGCAAGATCAGCACCCACTTCCTTTAAAAGGGTTTTATAAAAGCGTGGGACTGGAGCACGTGACCCTTGTGAGGTCACGACAGATGCTGATGGAAAAACATCAGACATGAAGTAATCCTTAAACCATGATCTGCCAATACCCTTGGACATAATCAGGAACTCAGGATTAGGCAACACAACTTCACCAGTTACCTCATCGGTAAACAAAGGCTCAGGTTGTTGCAAGCCCTTAATCTTTTTCAAGATATATCGGGCAATGTATGCTGCAGACTCAAAATTAAGA